CAGCTTTAGCTCCTCTGTTTACAACATCCTTAACTTGCTTAAGGGTTGCAGCAGGCTCTTTCAGTTTTGCTGAATCGTCGTCTGACTTATAGTTTTCTGGAGTTGGACCACCGAGATCTTCTACGTTTCCCAGTTGAGTGCCTGGGTCTGCCATTTTAGGCATAGGATCAGCGGACTTGGCCCCTTTGGTTACTACGTTTTCCATTTCTTGTAAATTGTTACCAACGGACATTTTCTTAGATCTTTTTGTATTAATCTATATTTATTTATAATTTATAAATTTGAGAGAAATTCGTTGAATAAGTTCAACTTATGCTCTTCAAGTCTTTTTTGATCGACAAGAGTGTTAATTCTCTTCTGAGTTCTTTCTGCAAGTTGCTCACGAAGAATTCCTCCTTCCCATACCCACTCTTTTCCTTCCATAATTCCCTGAACAAAAGCATCAGGTGCAGAGGGATCAGCGACGATATCAGCAGCAGTTGCTAACATGAAATCTTCACCGACAACTTTATGACCTTCATTCGTCATCTTAAGTGAACCAACACCACGAGAAGAAACACCAAGCATTACTCCTTCATTAATGAGTGATTTTGCAATCTTACCCATTGGAGTTTCTAGAAGTTGTGCCTTTCCTCTAAAGTTAGTTCCTTCTCTTGTGAGAGAAACAATTTTATGAGAAACACGGTCAAGATTGACGGTTGGACCATCAGGATGACCAAGTTCTCCAAGAGCACGACCCTTAGAAACAAATGCTTCATTGTATCTACCAACCTCCTTTTCAAGAGTGCTCATAGGATACATTCTGCCGTTGCGGTTTTTGATGTCACCTTGAAGAAATACTCCTTCAATATACATTTTTTTGTTAGCACCTTTGCCTTCAACAACAAATTCTACTTTTGAAATTTCTTCTGTGATTAGTTTCATTTTTTTTTTTTTTTAACTTGTGAATGCTACTTGAGAACCAAATACTGTAGACGCGCTGACTGATCCACCCGCTGCAAGTTCGGGTGTAATATTTGCTCCAATTTCTTTTTCAACAGAAAGTCTTTCTCCTCCTGCCAGATGAATTTCATAAGACTCAGTTCCTGCAATAACAACTTTTATTGCAGCAGCATTTGTATTAATAATAGATACTAGTCTTGCATCATCTAAATCATCAGCTTGTGATGCAACACTAAGATCTTTACCAAGACTAAGTGGTTTTACAATCATTCTTCTGTTTCCTCTACTTCGGTAGTTTCTGATTCAAGTTCATTAAACATAGTATTAGCAACTTCAGGTCTTAGTGCTTCAATTTTTCCTGCTGCTTTAGCATATAAAGCATCTTTGATTCCACCAGAAATTTCAGATGCGGTTGCATCAGTAGCAACTAAGTCGATAATATTATCCATAAAAAAATTTTTTATATATCAGTATACTTTATTTATATCTCTGCTTTTTTAGTATCTTTTTGCAAATTTGCATCAACTTCCGAAGCATCAATTTCTGGTTCCATAGGAACATCTCCCATCATCCCCATTTCTCCCTCATCGGGAAGTGGTTCTCCCGTTATTGGATCAATTGAATTTGGATCTGGAATGATTCCGTCAGCAATTTCTTTTTCAATTTGTTCATCGATTTCGATAATTTCTGCATCAGTTTGACGAAGAACTTTGCGACGAACATATTCAACAGAATAATATTTACCAATATAAGGTTCAATTGTTGCTAGCGTTCCTAAACGCTCATTCATCAATTCGCTTTCTTTGAGTTCTGCAAATTGATTATCATATAAGAAATCATATTGAATATGATCACTAATTTCTTCCCAGTCATCTATAGAAATAATATTTTTGAGAATCAATTGAGTTTTTAACATATCTGTAAAAAGATTTGAGAAACGCTTTCTCAATCTTCCAACGAATTTGGAGAATTTTAGTTCATCACGAAGAATCTCAGAAGAACGTCCAAGATTAAAACCACCATCAGAAGCAATTCTAGATTCTGGAACACCAAGTGCTCTATATAATTTCTTTTGGAAGTATTCAATATCAGAGAGTTCTCCTAGATTTTGACCGCCAGGTAAGGTAGTAATTTCGGTTCCACGACCACCCTCTCTACGTGGTAACCAGAAGTCCTCCATCATAGACATGAACTTGCGGTCGTCACGAACTTCACCAGTTGACGCATTGTATACAAGTTTGTTACGATAACGACTCATAACTTCACGAAGATATTGCTCTGCTTTTACTTTTGGAAGATTACCAACATCAATATAAAAGATTCTACGTTCTGGAGCTCTTGATAATCTGTAGATAACCAAAGAATCCTCAATCATTCTAAGTTGATTGAGTGCCTTAATTGCTTTGTGAAGATATGATAGAACTGTTCCTTTATTTCTATCAACCAATCCTGAGGTGCAATATGTGATAGAATCCTTAGCAATTTTTATTTGCTTCTTAGCATTCGCAGTTTGAAAAGTTGGATATTGTGGTGATGGTGAGTACATGAAATACTCATCAATCTCTGGATTTAATTCTTTTAAATCGTTCTTAGTATTTCCTGTATTAAGAAGAACGTTTCCACCATCTTTCTTCTTCTTTTCTTTTCGTATGAATTTGATCTTCATGGGATCAATATATCTTAAATCTTTGATCCCATCTTCTGGTTTATTTACATCAATTACTTTTAGATAATATAACTTTCCATCAACATACCAATTCCTAAAAATTTCGTGACTCTTTTTATCAAAGTCTAATAGTTCTTTAATATACTTAAATTCTTTTCTAATCGCATCTTTCAACTTATCACTAGAATTTAAATTTGATAATTCAATTTCTACAGGAGAATCATAAAGATCACTGACGATTGCTTCATTTACAACATCTTCAATAGCTCCATCACATTCTGGATGGAGAGCCATCTCTCTATATCTTTTTACTAAATCTTGCTCAGTTCTATGAGTTCCCTCAATATCTACATATTGACCATAAAAACCACTAGAAACAAAATTATCAACCCCGTCCTCATTGTTGGGAGGAACGGGGGATAATATTGTTTTAGATTCGGTTTTTTTATCTTCAATTGAAAAACCAAAAAGTTTTGCCATTTTATAAGATTAACTGTCTTTTTTATATTTAGCTGATGTCGTCGCCACCAGCTCCAGCGCCAGTTCCCTTCATAGCTTCCCACCAATGTACCTGCATCTCTACAGTGAACTCTTGGATGGTATCTGTGGTATCATATGAAAGATCAATTGCAGAAATATTGGTTGGGAACAAATCATAGAAGTGATATGTTCTTAAAGTTTGACCATTACGATCTAACTGATGAACATAAGCATCTGCCTGATATGCAGATGGATCATTAAGACCAGTATTATCAGAAAGTTTGTTGATAGTATTCATCCACTTTTCAAAAGCAGAACGAATTGCAAAATCAGTGTCGTTAAGAACAGTGATTGTCCAAGTATCAAACGTTCTATCTCCAGCAATCTTTAAAATTCTTCCTCTAAATGGAATATCAATTGGAGTAATATTTGATGCAGGCAGCGCAGCTGCCTTTACCAAAAATCTTGCTTTATCTAAAACATTTGAATCAGCTGGTGCTGTATCTGGGAATGCAAGAACTACCTCAAATAGATTGGGGCGTGCGCCACCACCAGTTAACTTACTTTTAAAATCAGTAATCTTTCTTAGTGGAGGCGTATTTAATTGATTTCTAGTTGCCATTGTTTTTTAGACCTCTTGAAGTTAAATAATTTAAAATTAGAATGTGCCGATTACTTCTTCAAATGAAACGCCAGTTCTGGTGGCTACGAAAGTTAATCCAATGAAGTTAATTGATCTTGCTGGTTTGATGTAAATATCAGCAACAAACTCGTTGTTGTCGATTACGGCAGCAGTGTTATTTGTTTCATCACAAACAACAACATAATCTTGAATTCCGCGTTTTGCTTGTACATCACGCAAGAAAGGTTCAACTGCATTTACAAAGTTGGTTCTTGTGATTTCATCATTGAACTCAAACAGTTGATCTTTAGCAGCTGCTTCAATTGAACCTTCAAGATAGATGAACAAACGACGGACGTTAATTCTATCAAAAGCAGATGCTCTAGCAAGACCAGTCTTATCGCCAAATAGTACAGGACCTGCACCTGGGGAGAAGATTACTGGATTGATTCTATTGCTATAAAGTTTATCTCTCTGTACCTTGGATGGGTTATATGCAAGTTTGACCGCATTTAAGATAGAACCTCTAACAGTTCCTGCTGGTGAGAACCATGGGAAATTGTTAACATCATTACGAGCGCAAAGACCAGCAATATCAGAGTTTAGTGGTACATATCTGAAGGTATTGGAGAACCTATCATACATGTACTTATAACCACTATCAAAGATCGCATAAGAAGATGATGAAACTGAAGAGTAGAATGAAATTACATTATCTGTAATTGCATCATCTCCATATACTGTTACTGCTCCTGCAGTAGCATCACTGAGGAAAGCGGATCTATGTGGAGAAATACATGCAACAGAATCTTTTCTAATTTCTGCTACTGAGATTAGTTTGTTTGCTAATGCCTGAGCAGTTTCTTTTGTATGATTTCCAGATCCCATAATTAAGAAATCTGCAGAATAGTTATCTGCATTAGCAAATAAATCATATGCTGTAGAAAGATCTCCTAATGTTGTAGTTAGTGAACCAGAATCAGCAATATCTGAAGTTCCACCATAGTTCAATCCACCACCTAGAGTTAGTGTATTTGCACCAGATGCGGCAAAGATAATATCTGTAGCGGGTTGATCCCATCCAATATCGGTTGCTAGAGTTGTTCCCGAACTAAATCCTGTCGTCGTAATTCCTGCTGGGGAACTACCACCAAAGATGTATGAAGAATTAGTTGCAAGGTAAGATCTCCAGTGAGAAGGTGATCCAACAGAGAACTCTGCATCACTTGCTTTAGAAAGACCCAAATGCTTCTCAAGAATCGTTCCTGCATTACCAGTAATATCTCCAGTAGCATCAACAACAACTACATGAACTTCATCAAATCTTGCATTTCTTTCTGCTGCATATGAAGTTGTTTGTGGTCTATCTGCAACAGTATTCCAACTTACAGTTGATGATGTGGTTGTATCAAAAGTTTGTTGATCAAACCAATCTTGAATTCCGCTTGGATCTGTAGATCTAATTGAAGAACCAGCGTTTGTTGAAACTGTTAATGTGTCTACTTCAAATTGATATGTTCCGTTTGGTTGATAGTCAACCGCCGTTACTGTTCCAGCAGCCGAAACATGAGAAAGAACTTTTACATCTAGAGTTGAATTTCCAACTCCAGTAACAACTCCACGAAGATAACCATCAGCAAGAGATGTTGATCCAGATCCAACAATTACTTTACCAAATGATTGTGTTACTGCATATCCGACTTGAACATCAGTTGAATCGTATCCATTAATAATTTGATCTGCTTTAGCATCAATTAGTGCTACCTTGATTCCGTTTGCCCACGATCCAGGGTTTCTAGAAGCAACGGTTACATTTGTAATAGTATTTTCATCATACTGGAGATTGTTGTAATCATCTAAACTCTTGATCTTGATATCTGATGCAGTTCCAGAGAAAGCATTTTTGAGATCTGAATCATCAGTTCTTACAACATTGAGAACACCACCATATGCTAGATATGAAGATGCTGATAACCAATATTCATATTGCTTATCTGTTGGTTGTGGTTCGCCAAAGACTTCAACTAAGTCTTTTTCCGTTTCGATAAGTGTTGGTACGTTTACTGGACCTTGTGCGAAAGGTCCAGCAATTGCTCCTGTTTTGTCGGATGTTGGGTTGACTCTACCAACTGTTAAGTCTACTTCCCTAACAACAATCCCAGGAGATGCTAAATTTAGCGCCATTCGATAGTTCCCCTACAAGTCCAGAATTAATCTAAAAATATTTATTAAAAAGTGGACTTTCAATGGGGAAACAGTGCATGAACTCTACCAATCTGGGTATTCCCAAACATTTGGAGTTATATATGGTTTTTTCTTAGTTGCTTTTACTCTTTTTATGGTACACTCTTTACACTCATATGAATATGAAGACGAAAGTGTGTGACTTTTCCTAGTTCTATAAAATCCATCTATCAAATTTTTTGTAACCTTGCAAGTTCTACATATTCTCTCTGTAAGAAATAGATGTTCAAGTTCAAATTGATTCTCTAAATCCATTTATCTATAATCCCACATGTAAGATCTATCACCATATTCATCAGCATACCATCTGTCTCCATCTCCATCCACAAATGATCCAGAATCATTTATTCCATCCAATATAAATCCAAATGGAGCCATATCCTGTTCAATTTGATTTTTTTGTTCTTCATATATTCTCTTTCTAATATCGTTGTCCGTCATTTCTTTAAAATAATCTTGTGCAACTAACCAAGAGAAAATGACTAGGCACATAGCAAGGTCATCATTACATCCTTCTTCTGCTTCAAAAGAATTATGACGCTGTGCAAATGTTGTTAGTTCAGAAATAATTTCATAATCACAGGTCAACAGTTTATCATCTTCTAATAACATTTTTAGGTTTGAACAACCCAACTTTTTAACTGCTGCAGTCATTCTCACACCAAGTTGAGATTTCTTTCCACTAAATCCAGTTCCAACTACTTGACCTGCACGTCCTCTCATGGAAGCCATAAGAATATTATCATATTCCAGATCAAAGTGAAGAATACTTGCAACTTGATCTCCAATATCATTCACTTCTATTAACATCCAGGCATTATTATATGCTCTCGCAACATCATAAATGATGTTAGGAAAAAGCATTGGTTTTATTTCATTATTCCTATATTTACCTACAACTCGATACGGAAACTCTGTTATATCAAAAATAATGAATGCCGAATAGTCGTTACCTAACCCACGAGCAACGTCAACAGTAACAAGATAATTATGTTCTGGTTTTGGATCTTCGTATATATCTAAACCAGCATTTTTCTTTATCGGATCTTCATATACAAGATTTCTAAGTTTTGCTGGATTAATGAGCGTATTAACAGATCCT